TGAGGTCGTCCATCTGCTCGTTCGTCAGACGTTTGCGCTCGAAGCGATCGGTGTCGGTTTGCTTTGCCTCGAAGCGAACGGACCGGCCTCCTCGCATTGTGCCGGAGAAGTCGACCTGCGCCTTCTTTTCGTAGTGGGCGAGGAACTGGCCGCCCTTTCCCATCGGCTTGATCGGTCTCATAGGCTCCGGCGTCTTTTTCGCCTTCAGAAGGCCGCGCTCAAAGTGCCAGTTGAGCGATCCCTCGATCTGTCGCTCGAAGATCTCGCCGGCCACGCGGGACCGGGCTCCGATGTACTGGCGTTTATAGTGTTCAGCTTCTGTCATGTCCGGCCTCCTGCGCTTTGTATTTCTTCCCGGCGAGGATCTCTTCGCCGTCCCTGATCGGGATCCCGTGGCGGATAGCGAGGGCGATCTCTGCCTGCATCCCTTCGCTGGGATGGTCGAGGCCGAATACCCAGACTTCGGAGCACATGAGAAGCAGCTGAGAGCCGGCCGCTATGGCCATGCTGCGCTCCGTGCTGTTTGTGTCATCCATGAAGCGGGTGAAGTAGAGGTGCGGGGTGATTGGTATGTAGCCTCTTTGGAAGGCTACGCGGCTATATGTTGCAGCGTTGTCGATGTTTTTCTCGTAGTCTCCCCGGCATGGGGAGCAAATGTAGACCAGCGGCTTGTCCATCAGGCTGTCACTCCTTTCACGTGTTCGAGCAGCTCTCTATATAATTCGTGGTAGATGTCCCTCTCCGTCTGTACCTTTATGAGCTCGTCGGTCGGCTTTGGCATAATCTCCTGAGCGTCAGGCGCCGCCTTCGTGGGCTCAATGGTCACCCGCAGCTCGTTCCTCAGATTTTCGCGGATCTTCTCCAGTTCCTCCTCGGTCGGCTCTCTCATGATCTGTACCGCTCCGAGGTCGAGCCCCAGAGAGATCGCCAGCGCAACGTCGAGCTGCTGCATTTCATTTTCCGACAGCTTGCCGATGTATTCCCCGACGCGCTGGGTGCTCACGCTGTTGATCTGCTCGCACAATATCGTCGAGGTTTGCGGGGTGCTTCGTGTCAGCACGTGCGTGGGAAGGTCTGTTTTCGGCTTCGTGGTCATGTATACGATCTCCACCACTTCGCTGTTGTTGTTGTTGTTGTTGTTGTTCGAGACGATCACGGCAGGGCGGCCCGCTCTCTGCTCGCTGCCTATTTCCTGCCACATGTTGCTCGTTATATAATAAATTTCTCCGCGCTTCATTGTTTGTGCTCCTTTCCTGACGTCAGAGCTGGACGTTCTCCCGGTTCATTCAGCATCACGCTGTCGAGCTGAAAGATCCGGCTGTGTTCGAGCTCTTTTTTCTCTCGTCTTGTTTTCGCTGCCTCCAGCTGCGCGAGGCCTCCGGTGGTCAGTTGTTTTTTTACGTTGTTTATGTTGCCGAGCAGTGAGGGAGAGCAGCAGGCTTCCTGCCGGGCCCTCTCGTATGCCGGGCGATATAGATCCATGAAGGCCACGCGATCCATGCCGTCCTTATTTCCTCCGTAGCTGCCGCGGTGCAGCTGGTAGAGTGTGTGCCAGCCGATCGCGTCCACTGTCTGGGCTATAAGTGGCGGAAGGTCGCGGTGCGCGTCTCCGTGGTTTTGTTCACCGACTGCATATAGCAGATCGCCGACGGCAGCCCACGCCTGATCTGGTGGGATCAGGTCCGGGTGAGTGATGTCTGCCATGATCTCGCGGATCTCTGCGATGCTCGGCGGCCACTTGTTTGTCATTATGTGCTTTTTAACTGCGAGGCCGACGATCCCGCTGTCATCGTCAGCGAAAAGAGAGGCCCACATATTGACCATGCTCTCGATCTGATTGTCGTCTTTGAATTTGTCGAAGTTCGGATAGGCTGCGATCAATATGGCGAACAGACTGATCGTTTCCTTCTTGGTCACGCCTCGTCGCCTCCTTCCGCTTCGAACATTCTGCTCAGAGTCGCAAGCGTTCCGCGTGGAGCTTCCGGCTGAGATCTTCCGACCTCGGTGAGCTCGTCGTCCCATCGGCCCTGATTGATCCACGTGAGCGGGTTCGGAATATAGCGGCCGGCTTCTCGCTGCCACTGCACTGAGCCCTTCTGCTTGGTGAGCGCGTCCATGATCTGGGCGAACAGCTCGGTGTTCGGTCTCAGCTTCAGCCATGCCTTCAAGCAGCTGGCCTTCCCGACCTTCTTCGGGTATTCCTTCCAGAACTCAGCGAAGCGCCTCTCCTGAGGCGACGGATCGCCGTCATGTTGGTCTGGTTCGGTTCGGTTCGGTTCGGTACTGTTGGTTGTGTTTGGTTTGGTACTGTTGGTTGGTTGGTTGGTTACGCTGGAAACGTTCAGACTTCCGTCGCCTTCTTCGGCAATTCCGTCGGAACTCCTGCGGATTGTTGCAGGAACGCCCGCAGCTTCGGCTGCTGCACGTTTTCTCGCGCGATCTTTCGCACGTCTTTCCAGCAATTTGCCGGCATACTCGCCCCAGTCGTGGATGACGAGGCCGTGCTCTGTGCTGTCTATGTGTCCGGAGCAGATCAGCGCGTCGATCAGCTGAGTGGCGTCTCCGTCCCACTGCATCGCGTCGGCGATATCATCGTTGTCATACTTTTCGAGCACGCCATCCTGAGCGAAGTCGAGAGCCCACCACCAGAGATAGTGAAGATGTCCGACCGCTGCCGGAAGGCTCACGCCGAGCAGGCGGGCCAGTTTTTTCGTCTTAGGATGTCGGCCGACTTCCTGATGGCTTTCGATCCATGCCATTGTCTGGCCTCCTTTCTTTTAGAACGGGAGATCCTCGTCCTCGCCGATCTCTACGAAGTCACCGGATCCGGTGCCCGGTGTTGGTGTGTACTGCGCGGCAGGGCTCTGGCTGTTGTCTCGCTTGCTGTCTGCAAAGTAGACGTCGTCGGCTCTCAGCTCCGTGACCTTGTGCGTCACGTCGTTCTTGTCCTTATATGTTCGGGTTTTCGGACGGCCCACGACGATCACGAGTCTGCCCTTTGTCATGTATTTGCAGACGAACTCCGCCGTCTGTCCCCATGCGACGCAGTCGACAAAGTCGGTGTCGCGGGATCCGTCCTCGCGTTTTCTGTCCTCGTCTGAGGCGATGGTGAAGCTGCATACTGATTTGCCGCTTGGCGTCGCTTTCAGCTCCGGGGTGGCCGTCAGACGGCCTGCTGTGATCTGTTTATTCAGCATCGGTGTGTTCCTCCTTCTTCTTAGCCGCTGCCGCGTCGAGTGAGTCGCAGATCTCGTCATACTGCTCACGCGTCAGCAGGGCGGGGGTCTCTTGGTTGTATTTCTCGCGGATCCTCTTGTCTGTGGCCTCTTTGCTCATGCCGCAGGCCTCGGCCTTTTTGTATAATCTGCCGAGCTGCGCGTCGGAAAGTCCTCCGGATCCTTTGCTTTTTGAGTTTTGCGCGGCATTTCTGCCGTTTTGCTGTTTTGCCTGACTGTTTGCTCCTCTGTTATACTGGCCGCCGTTCTGAGCGCTCTGAGGTGCGTCTGAGCTGTGGTCGCTCATGTCGGGATCGTCCTCGCCTTGGTCGATGTTGAACTTCTCGAAGAGGTAATACTTCAGGCAGTACGTCCACGCGGATCCCTTGGCCTTGTCCGGGCCGCTGTCGTTGGTTCCGAGGGCGTGGAGTGTGATCTCCTGAGTCTCTTCCGGGTTGTCGACGTTGATCCAGCGAAGGGTGAGGTCTGCTTCGTATATCCAGACGACGCGGCTGCCGTTCCGGGTGTTCTGGAGGAAGCTGTCGTAGTATTTCGCGTCGCCGTTCTCATAATGGCGAGTGGCCTCTTCCTTGACGATGTCCCAGTCGACTCCCCACTCGTTCATGGCGGGCGCCAGAAGCTCATAAACGTCGAAGATCTTGGCGAACTTATATTTGACGCCATCGCTGTGTTGCTTTTTGACGATCTCCGGGCAGGCCCTTCTGAGCTCGACGAACTTCTGGGCGAGGTTCATGGCCTTGACGTCCTTCTTGGAGGCGGTGCCCTTCTTTTCCTCAGCCGCTTCTGCGGCGGTTGCTTTTGTTGCTGCCATGCCGTCCTCCTCTTAGAACTTGACCGAGAACGCGGCGGGCTCTTCGACGATGTCGATGCCTTCCACGACTTCACCGGTCTCTTTTACCATCGCGATCGTGCCTATGAGCTCGATCTGCTTCTTGAAGTCGCCCCACTTGGCCTTCGTCTCGACCTTGATCAGATCCTCGCGGCCGGCTGCTCTGAGCCACTCCACGAGCTTCTCGTCGTCGGGCTTCATTTTAACGGCCGCGGGCTTCTTGACGAGCTGGCCGTTCAAGAGTCGATAGGACTCGGTGCCGGTCTTGGTTTTCTTATGCGGAACTGTCTCGAAGAACTGCGCCAGCATCGACGTCAGGAACGCGGTGTTCTGATCATATCGGCGCTGGGCCCTCTCGACCTGCTCCTTCAGTCTGGTGATCTCCTGCTCGGCGAGAGCAGTGATGCGATCGAGCTCGTCCTTTTCGGCCTTGATCTTCTTCAGAGCCCAGTCGGCGCATCCGTCGTCGGTGATGCTCCAGCGCTGCGGCGCCTGCTCCTCGTCGGGATCTGCGTCGCCCGGAAGGGTGAGCTCCTCGAGGGTGTCGAGGGTGAGCGGAGTGGCAGGAGCCTCTCCTGCGTCGTTTTCTGCCGTTTCTGGCGCGTTTGTGTTCTGGGTGGGTCTTTCTATGGGTTCGGGCGTTTCGACGCTCTGTGCGTCATTCTGGACCGCCTGCGCGGCTTTCTTTGCTTCTTCTGCTGTTTCTGTTTTCTTTTTGGTTGCCATCTTCGTTTCTCCTTTTCAGTTTTTTGCTTACTTTGCAATTTAGCTTTGCGATTAGGATCCCGGTCTCCGTGAGTTGTTTGTCCTCGGTTCTCAGGCCTCTCCGGGTGAGCTCTATGCTCTCGGCCATGGTGATCAGAGCGAGGTTGTCGAGGTCGTAGTTCGTCTTATCTCCGTCCTTGAAGGTGATGACATGGCCGTCCGGGATCGGCCCGTGAGCTTCTTCCCAGACGAGAAGGTGCTTCTGCCGCCAGTCTCTGGCTCCTTCTCCGAGTTTCTGCCACATGTAGCCGTCCGCTTTCATGATGATGCTGCCGATCGGAAGCTTGTTGTGTGGTGTGTGTCCGGCTCTGAATTGCGTCTCCGCCATTCTTCCACGTGTCGGCGGGTGCGTCCCCTTGTTTGCGGGAACGTGGCCGGGTTGGAAGCGACCGGTCAGCCCTGAGTTGTGGCCGTGGTTCTTGTAGTAGGCGTTGATTTGCTTGACGGTGTAGTCGGTGCCGAAGCGCCGGTTCAGGCGCTCCGCCATCTCTTTCGGGCCGACTCCTTTGTAGTTCTCGGCGATGTAGTCCTTGATGTGCTGGGGAAACTGCTCGCTCGCGTGACCTTTCGGTAGCCCTGAAGGCGTTCCGCTCTTGATCTTGTGGTTCGTTTTATAGCTTTTGACTGCCGCTGGGCTGATATCAATGCCGAGGCGCCGCATCGCTTCTTCAGAGATCTCCACGGCTGTGTGGCCGGGGATGAATTGCTTCATGAAGTCGTGGAACTCTTGCGGGTAGCGCTTGCTCATTTTCCTTTCGCCTCCAGCATGGCCGGAACCGGGGCGAGAGCAGCGTCACGAGCTCCTTGGCCGTATCCGTACTCGTTCATGTGCTCCATGGTTTTGAGCGCGAGCTCGCCGTTTCTGACGATGACCTCGGCCACCTTTGTCACCGCCTGCGATCTGAGGATCTCCTTCTGAAGCTGCTCCTCTGTGAGCTCGTCGTCGGTCATTCGCTCGATCTGCTCGAACAGATAATTGTTAAGGTCTGAGAGGGTGTTCATCATTCGGCAGAGTCCTCCTTGAAAAATCTGTGTCCCGCGATCTCGGTGACGAAGGTCTGAGACTCATGGAACTCGCTCGCGACTATGTCCGGCGCGTAGAAGTAGAGGATCGGCTCCTCTGTGATGATCTCGCCACGATCGAACACTGCCGCGACTGCTTCTCTCACACTGATGGTCGGCTCGACTCGTGCGCTGGTGTACTTGTATTTTTTGATTGCTTCTTCCGGTGCGATGCCGTTGATCCTGCAAGCGTTCAGGATGCACTGAGCGACGGCCATTTGGCCTTCGAAGGGTTCGCCGCGTGACTCAGCTGAGACAATCTGCTCGATTAGGGTGCGCTGCTCGTCGGTCAGGTCAAAAAACGCGTCTGGCGCCGAGTGTTCGTCTGCGTTTTCGATGATCACCTTCACCTCGTAGATCTCCTTGGTGTCTGTTGAGCTGTCGGATGATGCTTTTCCGTTTGCTGCGCTGCTCGCGATCGCTGCGAAGCAGGCCATCACGAACAGTAGCACGATGGCGGTCGTTTTGAAAATATAGCGATAAATGGCGCCGACATTTTTGTCTCTGCCTTTTTTCTGCACTGGTGTCTTGCAGGGGGGAGTTGTTACAGTTCCCATGCTTTTCTCCTATCTTCTTTTGAAATGAGCGCCGGAAGCGTCATGTGCTCCGGACGTTTGAACTTTGTGAAGTCTTGGGCGTGATATGTAATGCCGGCGATCTTCTCGCCGCTGGTGCCGTACTTCGGGTTGTACCCGAATACGTTGATGTAGGTGCTGAGATCGTCCCGCTCCTCGTCCATGGCCTTCGTGACCTCCAGAAGAGCGCAGACATCGTCGATCGCGCGGTGGCTGTTCTGCACCTTGCTCTCGAGCTTGTAGTGTCTGATCGCCGCCTCGAGCTTGTGAGGGTACGCGGCGCGGTCTTTGTAGACCGTCAGAGTGTCGAGGAACTTGAGCTCGACGCCGAGCCGGTGGCCCTTGAGCAGCTGGCGGGTGAAGAGCAGATCGAA